CCATACGGAGAGCGAGGGCGAATAGGATGCTTCAAGTCTTGCGGAGAGTACATTACGTCGCCCATTTCTTCACTCGAGCCCGCAGAATAGAATCTACAACTTGGTGAGAATTTTCTTATCGCCTCTAGACACCTTAAAACTCCCAAAGCAGTTACGTCGAAAGTCTGCTCTGGAAGTTGCCAACTGGAGCCGACAAAAGATTGCGCCGCAAAGTTTATAAAGTAGTCAGGGTTTATTTCTCTTATTATGTTCTCTAACGACTGAGAGTCTGAAAGATCGGCGGTGATTAGTTTAAATCTTTCGTTATTTATCGCTTCGTCCAAATTGGAGTAATTCGGACTTGAAGACCGACGAACCATTCCGTAAATCTCATAGGGCGTTTCTTTTAATAAAAAATCCGACATGTATGATCCGTCCTGTCCGGAAACACCAGTAATGATTATTTTTTTCATATTTCAAAAACGATGACGTCTCCCTCTCCTTCCTTTCTCTGTCGTATGTTTATTTGCGAGGTTTTCTTTTTAAAGAATAAAAAATTTTCGTTTTCTGCGTGTTTAATGAAAATGAGTTTTTCGTACAGGCTTATTGCTTCCTTGTTGGCTCTATGAGTAGACAGACTCACCTCCCCTATCTTCATTTTTGCTGCCTCTTCGAGAAGATATACAATCATTTCCTCTCCAAAATTTTTTCTCGTGGATGAGCCGACCACGCAGACGTCTAACCCGGCATTGACTCCATCTTTTCTTAGGTGCCCATAGGCGACGGCTTGATTGCTTTCGTAAAGTATGGATGTAAGTAAATAGTCTTCGATTGAGTCTGTTTTTATCGTTTCAAAAGAGGTAAGGTTTCGAAGGGTTTCCCCCGTTTTCTCTATAAACTTTTCTATTTCGTCTTTATCGTTTATTTCTCTAATCATTAAGGATCGCATAAAAGTTCAAAGCAATCTTTTAAGGAGTAATGATCCCACTTTGTCGTAAAACTAGACGATTGATATGGATAGTACCCGGAAAGATCTATGGACATCCGGGATGAGGTGATCCAGCTTATTTTTGGAAAGCAAACTATAGCTTTTTTGTTTATTAATTCAGACGGGAAGGCTGTCAAAGCGCAAGAAATTCCAGAAGTCATTCCAAAAAAATAATCACAATATTTTTCGAAGAAAAGCTTTATCTGTTTTATTTCTAAATCTTTTAACAGAAAATCATTGTTTAGGTTATTCCCTACGCTGACATACTTTCTTTTGTTCTTTAGCTCTTTATTTACGCGACCCTTTCTCATCCACGTTTTAAGGATTCCGTTCGTGGCCTCCTGATAAGGATTAAAGAGCGTGTGGGCTCTATCTTCGAAAAGACATATCGAAAAATCCCCAGCAACAGAATTCTTTATTTTTTTGTATAATTCGTCGGCCTTTACATAGTCTTCTCGATCGTAGTAAAAAATTGGATTCATTTCCTCCTCAGACGCTTTAATCGGGAAGCCGTGATTACCCACTAGTCGAATAATGTTTTTGCTCGGTGAAAGATCGGGTATCGATATTAAAGGGAAGCTAAACAGGCAGTGTATAAGCTTGTCGTATTTTCCTTTGAAAGTTTTTTCTATCCACTCGTTGTAATAAGCATCTTGACTTGGGATACTTTCTGTGCCGTTCCAAGGGCTGTCGTAGTCTTCTAAAATTAATAAATTTTTTAAATTAGGATTGTTCTCAAGAATGGACGCGTGAATTCTTCTGCATAAAAAATCGAACTCCACGTCGGGATATTCCACCTTTAAATGACGGAGAACTCCCGTATAAAGGATCAAATCGCCCGCAGCAAGACATAGGTGTAAAAGAACTTTCATACTGGGGGGATACGAGCGACCATGATATTTCCGTGTTCTTCTATAAGATAAGAGCCATTTATCTTTAGTATTTCCGATTCAGCTTCTTCCTTCGGCAGATAGTTCCACTCTTTTGTTTCGAACTTGTTTACATTATTTATCAAAATTACATTATTTTTGTTTTCATGCTTTGCTATTTCGCCTAGGTCGTAAAGTACAGGCATGGAATAATAATTCCAAGCATCTAGCCAGAAGAATATTTTATTTTCTTTAAGAAACGGAAGAGTCAGCCTTAATATATCATTCGCATTTCCGAGATAGATGTTTACGTTTCTGTAATCCTTGTATCTTTCAAAAGAGGTAAGGAAGAAGCTTTCACACACCTCTACGGAATGAACGTCTTCAAATCCAGCGTTTATTGCCTGCGCGACTCCCAAGCCTTCATTTGTTCCTGTCTCGAAAAAGGTATCGCAATCCCCTCTGTATTTTTTAATTATTTCTTGAGTCAGGTCGGAAGAGAGGTGATCGTGGGGGTAATTTTGTACTTGCCATGCTTCGTGGTTGATGTAGTAATCCATGAATAAGACAATGGAGTCAAAAAGAAGAAAAGTCAAACTACTTTTTCATGGCGTCAAGCTTTTCCTCAAGTCTGTCGAATCTGTGATGAACCACTTTAACCAAGTTATTAAAGTCGTCCTTGGAAACGTATTTTTCAGGAATGGAAAGAGCTAAGGTCGTGAGATCTTCATTAAGCTTTCTAAAGTCTTCTTTGCTTTCTGTATAAAGCTGCTTGTAATCGTCCTGCATCCTACTTAACAAAGCAAAGTTTATCTTTAGTATCCAGCCGCCGAAGAAGGTCAACACCCCGAAAAGAGCATTGATAACTAATTGCCAACTTAATGTCGAGTGGTCCATGCCTACTTATACACCAATTAGCCGCTGCAAGACTGGCAATTTTCGGGGTCGCTTACCGAGCAGGACATCAGAGAAGCGTCCTCTTTGCTCTTTGAGCTTTCTACGCCGAGAGTCTTTATCGCTTCTGATTTACCAAGAGTTCTCAGGTAGTACATCCCCGTCTTTAAACCCTTGCCCCATGCGTAAAAATGGGCAGAGTTCAATTTCCCCATATTGACGTCCTTCATGAAGATGTTCATGGACTGAGATTGACACACGAAAGCTCCTCTTTCCGCCGCTAGATCAATAATTACTTTCTGAGGGATCTCCCACACGGTCTTGTATATGTTTCTTATATTCTCCGGAATGTCTACTATATGTTGTATGGATCCGTTCTCCTCGAACATTCTCAGCCTAACGTGGTCGTTCCACAGATTTAGAGCAATAAGGTCCGTCACCAGATGTTTGTTAACGATGACGAATTCTCCGCTCAAAGTATTTCTTTTGTATAAGTTGCTTGTGAAAGGCTCGAAGCATTCGTTGTTCCCGAGTATTTGGGCCGTTGATGCTGTTGGCATTGGGGCGATGAGTAGGGAGTTTCTCGCTCCGTGCTTTACCACTTGCTCTCTGAGCTTGATCCAGTCATATCTGTTTGACGGAGCCGTTCCCCACAGGTCAAATTGAAACGCGCCCTTTGATAGGGGAGACCCTTTGAATGAGGCGTACGCTCCTTCTTCTTTTGCTATCTCTATTGAAGCGTTCATTGACGCGTAGTACATCGTCTCAAAAATGTCCTTATTTAATCTTCTGGCTTCCTCCGAGTCAAAGCTATATCCCAATATTGCAAATGTGTCAGCAAGCCCCTGAACGCCAATACCGATGGGTCTGTGCTTTAGGTTGGATACTCTTGTTTCTTCTGTGGGGTAGAAATTTACATCAATAACTTTATTAAGATTTAATGTTACCTGATGGACAACCTCCTTAAGCTTCTCAAAATTAAAGAACTTCTTTTTGTCTTTTGTCTTTTCTATGTATTTGGGAAGAGCGATTGAGGCCAGGTTGCAAACGGCCTGTTCTTTGCCGCTACTGTACTCGATAATCTCGGCGCAAAGATTGCTGGATTTTATTGTGCCGAGGTTCTTTTGGTTAGATTTGTTGTTTGCTGCGTCCTTGTACAGAATGTACGGGGTTCCTGTCTCCATTTGAGCCTTTAGGATTTCTGACCAAAGGTGTCTAGCCTTCACGGTCTTCTTGGCCTTGTTTTCTTTTTCGTATTTCGTGTAAAGCTCTGTAAATCTCTTCTCCTCAATGGAGTCGTATACGTCAGCAAGTCCGGGAGCCTCATTCGGGCAAAAAAGAGTCCAGTCTCCGTCTTCCTTAACTCTCTGCATGAACAAGTCTGGAGTCCAAAGAGCTAGGAATAAATCTCTTGCTCTCATCTCTTCCTTCCCGTGGTTTTTGCGAAGCTCAATAAACTCGTAGATGTCCGCGTGCCAAGGCTCGATATAAATGGCGAAGCTCCCCTTCCTTTTTCCTCCCTGATTTATCCAGCGAGCAACCTCGTTGTAAGTCTTCATCATAGGAACGAGACCATCAGAGTATCCGCCCGTCCCTTTAATGTAACTTCCTTTCGCGCGAACGTCGTGGACATGAAGCCCGATTCCTCCAGCCCACTTCGAGATGGTCGCTACGTCCTTAACCGTATCGAAAAGACCCTCGATCGAGTCTCCTTTATTTCCTAGTAAAAAACAAGAAGCCAATTGTGCTCGTTTTGTCCCTGCGTTAAAAAGAGTGGGGGTAGCGTGCGTGAAATATCCAAGAGAAAGATAGTCGTACGTCTTTTGCACCATCTCCAAGTCGTCTCCCCATATCCCAACCGAGACGCGCATATACATGAACTGTGGAGTCTCCGCTATCCTGTTGTTCGTTTTAAGAAGGTAACTTCTTTCGAGAGTTTTGAATCCGAAGTAATCGAAATTGAAGTCTCGGTCTTCAACAATCAAAGAGTCCAGTTTCTTTGCGTGCTTCTTAATTACTCCCCAAGTTTCTTCGCTCAGGAATCCAGAATCTTCCCCAGTCGTCTCGTCCTTAAACTTATGGAGTTTTTCCATCGCTTTGCTGAAATGATCTTCTACTTCTTTATGCAAAGAGCTTACCGCTATCCTTGCCGCTAGGGTAGAATAGTCTGGGTGGATTGATGTAAGGCTGGCTGCTGTTTCCGAAACGAGACGGTCTACCTCTTTTGTCGTTACGCCATTATAAAGTCCGCCTATGGCTTTGATTGCTACCTCAGAATAATCAACGAAGCTCGAGTTGAGTCCGTAAGTCATCCTCTTTATTCTCGCAGAGACCTTATCGAACTTCATTACCTCTCTAGACCCGTCTTTTTTAATTACTTCCATATTTTTATCAATTAAAAACTAACATCAAACGATAGTGAGTTATTTTTTTCTCCTACTCCCGCCTTAGCGTATTCTGCCACCCTCTTTTCAAAGAAGTTGGTTTTGTTTTGCAGGGCAATGTTCTGCATGAAGTCGAACGGATTTCCGCTGTTGTGGACTTTCTCGCAGTTTAAAGAGACGAGAAGCCTATCTGTAACAAATTCCAAGTAAGTTTTCATCAGTGAACCATTCATTCCAATCAAATCTACAGGAAGGGAGTCTGTGATAAACTCCTTTTCAATCGCCAGCGCAGACTGAAGGATTTCTCTGATTCTTTCTTTCGGTAGTTTGTTTTCGATGTGGTTATTATAGATGTGACAAGCAAAATCGCAATGAAGACCCTCGTCTCTCGAAATCAGCTCATTACTAAAGCTAAGTCCAGGCATTAGCCCCCGCTTCTTTAGCCAGAAGATAGAGCAGAAGCTTCCAGAAAAGAAAATTCCTTCAACAGCCGCAAAAGCAATAAGTCTTTCCGCGAAGCTCGGCGAGCTAATCCATTTCAAAGCCCATTCAGCTTTCTTTTTTACGCACGGAACGGTCTCTATAGCATTAAATAGTTTATTTTGTTCTTCCGAATCTTTTACGTATGTATCGATCAGGAGGGAGTACGTTTCGCTGTGGATGTTCTCCATCATTATCTGAAACCCGTAGAAGAACTTGGCCTCTGGGTACTGCACTTCGTTTACGAAGTTCTGTGCGATGTTTTCATTTACGATCCCATCTGACGCGGCAAAAAATGCTAGAACGTTTTTAACGAAGTGCTTCTCTCCCTCGTTAAGATTATTAAAATGAGAAATGTCCTCGCTCAAATCCACCTCTTCAGCAGTCCAAAAACTAGCTTCTGCTTTTTTATAAAATTCCCAGATGTCCTGATGCTTAATCGGAAATACCACGAAACGATTCGGATTGTTTTGTAAAATATGCTCTTCGATTGACATGAACTTAAATTAGCACGGTCTTGAGAAGAAGAAAAGGAAAAAAAAAATTTAATTACTCGGAGGCAATCAGAACCCAAATAAAGAGTTTTTTAAATCTCTCTTCCGCCAGGAGGTGTTTCTCCGTCTTTCAACTTTACTAAATGAGCCTTGACGTAAGAAATGTTATGAGTCTTGTGATAATCGGAAGGAAAATAATCCAAAATTCTATTTAATTTAAATTTAACAGGGGTATTTATATATGCCGCCGTCTCCCTCTTTGTGTAATACCAAAAGCTATTACTATTCCAGAAGCTTACGTGAGTCGGGTCTTGGAATGCTCCTCTTCCGTCGGTGCTCGGAACCTCAATGAGTCCCCATCCGTAATCAGCCAAGCAGCGATGCATTTCTTTCATCGTATGGATTGGATCTTTCAAATGCTCTAAAGCGTCTTGCATTCTAAAAAGACCGACTTCTCCATCTTTAAACGGCCACCCTTGATCCAAATCGCAAACTACATCTACGTTTTTGTGAGCGAACTTATCAACCGTGATAAAGCCTTTGTGTTTGCGACTAAAAGAACAGAGATCAACTTTCTTTAGATTATTTATGTCACACCATTTTATTACCATGTCTTCGATGTACTTATCATGGAGATTTTTTGTTAGGTCCTGTATTCTTTCATTTTTCTCCTTACTGTAACACGTATTCTGACCCTTATTTACGTGGTACGTATAGAGAGCTTTATCGATCATAACGCAACTTCCTGCTATGTAAGTTCTACATACCAAGTCGAAGTCATCGCAGACATCCAAAGACTCGTCGTGTCCCCCAATTTTGTAGTAAAATGATTTTCTCCACGCTCTTACGTGATTGGGCGCATACCAGATATAGGAAAATGACAAAGCCGAGGGCTCAAAGGCGTGAGTTGTGAATCTATTTTTCGTTTCGTCTAGGGAATATTTCCAGCCGAAATACTCCGAATAGGGTTTGCTCGGTTGGCCATCGTAGACGTGAAAACAACTAGAGTAAACAAAGTCTGTGGACTCCTGTTTGAATGCCTCAAGGAGTTCTTCTAGGCATTCTGGCTCTAATTCATCGTCGTGATCGAGCTCGACTAGGATTTCTCCAGAAGCGAACTCGCAAGCCTTCTTTTTTAAAAATCCTATATTTATGTTTTTGGAGTCGGAAGAAACTATCCTAGTCTTTTTCAGGAGTTCGTCCGAAAGATTAGTCTTTAAGACGTCGTATGCATCCCTCGATGCTCCGTTCAAAAGGATTATCCACTCGAAATTTTTGTAGACTTGTTTCTCTAAGCTTTTCGCTGGGATTGACAACTTGGAAAATTCATGGGAAGGAGTAAAGACGGAAAATTTCATTTATTCTTTTTCTTTGTCTTTTCTTTTCGGGCTTCTTGGCTTTTTTTCTTCACTGCATCAGAGCCTAGAATTTTTTCCCTCTTCGAACTTAATTCTGCTGATTTATCCCACAAATCCCCAACCGAATAATTCTTCTTCTTCGTCTTCTCTGCGAAATCTGATTCGGAAAAAGCATTTATCTCCGTATCAATCGACGCGCTTGGTATCGTGAAGACTCTTTCCCAAGATAGTCCATTTTTGTCCACAAAGACATGCTCATCGTTCATCTTCTGTAGAACGTTCTTTATCTCTTCTGTTCTAGGATTTTTAAAAAGATAGATCGGCATATCAAAAAGCCTTTAGCACTTCCTCGGTCATTCGATTTAAGGAAAATTCTTTCTGAAGTTTCAGCCCCTCTTCGTTTATTTTTCCAGATTCAACTCTTTTGACTGCTTCTTCGCAAGCAGTAATGAACTCGTCCGCATCAAAGTCGTGAATTTGGCCTTGATTGAATGGTTTGTTCGGATGAAAGAATATTCCATCATACGCGTCGATCTTCCCTTTGGGATTAACGAGTATGGAGTTATCCTTGTTGGCCCACTCCTTGTATCCGTGTGCGTTAAGAACGACCGCGTGCTTTCCTATTGCTGTAGAGTGAAACTCCGGTAAACCCCAGCCTTCTGCTCCAGACATAGCTAGAATAATATTGGCAGAATTTAGAAAATCATTATAGACCGTATTCTTTTGCAGAAAGCTTAAGAATTGGACGTTTTC